AACTGAAGGCACTCCACAATATCAGCGATATGTTTGGGAAAACATTTCAGAGTTCGGTAGGCCTGAGAATTTAAATACCTTTGGCGTTGAGATTAGACCTAGTGGGTATATTGGCATGCACTATGAAAAGGTGAATATCAGCCCTGATAGGACTATTACTATTGGTATGACTGGTGATACAGCTTTGGGCGAATATACTCAGCATTATCATGGGGCAGGTTATTCTACAAATACACCTTTTAGCTATATCACAGAAACTACTGGTAACTTATGTGTTACCAATCCATTATCTAGTCCTACTTGCCCAGGATACCAAGAAGCATTATTAGTGCAACAGTGCACTATTAGTTCTTTATACAGCCCACAATGCCCTGATTACGAAAAAGCATACTTAGCTCAACAATGTGATTTAAGTCCTTTATATGACAAGTCATGCAAAGGATACGAAGAAGCCTATTTCAATCAGCAATGCTCAATTGATGCTTTATACAATACAAAATGTAATGGCTATGAGGCAGCTTATTTTAATCAGCAATGTTCGCTAAATCCTTTATATAACCAAGGGTGCACAGGGTATGCAGAGGCTTACTTTACCTATCAATGTACTCAGAGTCCTTTGTACGATAGAACCTGTAGCGGTTATGCAGAAGCCTATGCTTTAAAGAACATTGTCACACAAAAGACAATTGTTGCTTCTCCTACTGTGCAACTATCAACCACAGGCACAATATCAGTAGAAACACCTATTATTGCTGATACTGTTGTCAATGAGGTTATTACAAAGCCTGCTCCAATAGAGCAAACCAAACGAACTTCTGAACCTGTACAAACTAGTCAGATGACTAGTCAGCCTGAGAAAAAAGAAGAAAAGAAGGAAGAACGCAAGGAAGTTAAGCCACAAACAAGAACGCTATCTGTACAGCCTAAACCTGTCGAAACTGCCGTAGGAATAGTGCCTAATATCAAGGTAGCAGACATGCCTAAGGGCTTTGATATTATTGACCATTCGCACAAGAAGTTGATTGCTAATCTACCTAGCATTAGAGAAAATAGACGTATTCTTTGGATGAGCAATGATAGCGACAAAAAGCACAGGGAGATGGTAGATGGACAATGGAGCAGATAAAAAAGAAGCATACGAGTTTAGTATTGCTGGCTTTAAACTAAAACTAAACAGTAAGTTCTTATCTATTGCCATTCCTGTGGCATTGACATGTGGTAGTGGTTTATGGGGTGCATTTGAGTTTTATCAGTCTTATCGTGACATGCAAAAGAAGATTGCTACTTATGTTGCACCTGATCTTGGTGAGTTTGATAAGCGTTTGGCTTTGGTTGAGGAAACCACTAACAAGACCAATGATTACACTAGAGACATCAAGAATGACCTTAAAAACGATATTCGTAAGCTAGAAAAAGTCGTTGAGCAAGTGGAGCGTGATGCTAAGGAATCTTCACGTTATGTGGATAAAGAGCTAAGAGCACAAAAGGATCGTACTGAGAATATGATTAAAGAAGCTCTTAATAACCCTATGAATGGAAGATAATCATGCCTTTTTATGAATATAACGCTTACGAATCATTATCACTTAGAGATAAGTCAGAAGATTTACCATTGCAGATTGCACGTGGTCAAATTGAAGGGCATGAAATACGCCATGTATTTGGATACAACCCTGACGTTGATTCTGCATCGGAAGAAACAATTTGGACTTATGGTGGGCTTTATACTCATTTAGCAAGTCCAACACTAATGACTGTAAGCTCATCATCTGCAAGCGATACAAGCGCAGGTACTGGTGCTAGAACTATCTTCTTGTTAGGCATTAATTCTACAGGCAAAGAAGTATCAGAAACAGTTACATTAAATGGTCAAACTGCTGTTACTACTACTCACACTTACACAGAAATCCAATCTGTACAAGTTACAACCGTTGGATCAGGTGGTCAAAACGCAGGTAATATTTACATTGGCACTGGAACTGTAACTGCTGGAGTTCCTGCCAATGTTTATGGTCATATTCTGACAGGTGAAAATCAATCATTAATGGGGCATTTCACTGTACCTGATAATCACACAGGATATTTAATATCAGGCTCTATCTCATCAGGAACAGAAAGTGGTAGCAACTATGTAACTGGTAGATTAAAAATTAAAGAGAATGGAATAATTTATACGGCAGCTATTACTACATTTAATAATGGTAAAGTTGATTATAAATTTGATTATCCTATTCGTATTAACTCAAATTCTTGTATAAGTGCTACTGCAAAAACAACTGCAAATAATGAAGTTATTTCTTGTTACTTTCAAGTATTGTTAATTAAGGACTATCCATGAGCAGAATGACTGCCGAAGAAATTGAGATTCGTATTTGGGCGTTTATTGTCGTCATACTGTCTACCATGCTATTTATTATTGCTATTGGCGTAATGTGGGCTGTAGCATACGAAGATCAAGGCATGGAGTTAGCCCCTATTGATGGCATATTCCTAGAAATATTAAAGGCAGTTGCTTACATGTCTATTGGTACATTAGGCGGTATTGCAGGTCGTAAAATTGGCAAAGTAGAAGGGAAAGAAGAATAATGGATGATTTACTAAAGATAGTTAAGAACTATGCTCCAAGTGTTGCTACTGCCTTAGGTGGCCCATTAGCAGGCGCAGCCGTAGGAATGTTGGCAGATAAGCTAGGAATTTCTGATAAAACTGTAGAAGGAGTTACTGCTGCTCTTGTAGGCAATCCTGCAAACTTAGAAAAGCTAAAAGAAATTGAATTAGAGATGTACAAGATTGATGCCCAAGATAGAAATTCTGCACGCAATCGTGAGATTGAAATAGCTAAATCTGACGTTCATTTCATTACCAAGAACATTACATCCATCCTTGCAATTGGTGTTTTAACAGGCTCTCTGATTATTGCTACATTGGTATTCTTTGTTGATTTTCCTGACAGCCAAGAAAACATCCTTATTTTTGTGCTTGGATCATTATTTAGCATTGCAACGCAAGTTGTGTCTTATTACTTTGGTTCTAGCCAAGGTTCTAAAGATAAGTCAGAGGCAATTAGAAACCTAAAGGGGTAACACATGCAACTAACAAATAACTTTAGCCTTAAAGAGCTAACAGTATCTGATACAGCTACACGTTTAGGCTTGGATAACACGCCAAACGAGACAGTTATCCTAAACCTCAAGGCATTAGCTGAAAACATCCTACAGCCTGTGCGTGAGCATTATGGCAAGTCAGTTAAGGTCAATTCAGGATACAGAGCACCTGAGGTCAATGCTGCCGTAGGTGGATCAAAGACATCTGACCATTGCAAAGGTCAAGCTGCCGACATTGAAATTACTGACGTAGCTAACGGTGACTTGGCTAAGTACATTGCTGAGAACTTTAAGTTTACCCAAGTAATCCTAGAGTTCTATACGCAAGGTATTCCTGATAGCGGTTGGGTGCATGTATCCTATGATCCAAATGACCTAAAGTGTCAGACACTTACTGCTGTCAAGAAGGATGGTAAGACAGTTTACTTGCCTGGACTACAGGCTTAGGAGATAGCATGCCAAGAGGACTATACGCAAATATTCACGCTAAGCGTAAGCGAATCAAAGCAGGTGCTAAGACTAGGAAAGCTCGCCCAGGTGAGAAAGCCTATCCTAAGCCAGGTGCGTTTAAGCGTGCCGCAAAGACGGCAAAGAAGCGTTAGGACTGTATAACTCAGTTAAGTAATTGAGGTATACATTTCCCTGATGTGCTAACCGTAACAGGTAACTCTTGCCGTCTATTTTCTCTTTTAATACAAAGCCACGCTCTACTAGGCGGTCTACTGCTCGCTTAGCATTATCCCAACGGTAAACGTTCTCTGACTCTGCAATATGTGTGATGAAGGATGTCTTGACATCACCATATTGTGCCAAGACACCTAATACATATTCTTCACGCCATGTAAGGTCAAAGGTAGCCCTTAGCTGTTGATGCTTGTAAGGATTCATGGCTTATCTGTATATCTGCATTGTAAATATGCCTTATCAAACCTAGACATACCCATGATTTTGCAATCATCTATGATGGTCTTTTTGATTAAAAACTCACCAATACTTAGCCCTACGGCAAATGCAATTCCGACTGCATACAACCATTTTATAGATATTTTGCTCATTTCAGCTATCTCTTTTCTTCTAGGGCAGTTTCTACCTTGATTGCAATCACCAGTGCAACAATCATCAGGATCACTATCAACAATGGGCTTAGGACTGTTAGAACCACGCTGCCGCCAAGTCTCTACGAGGTTTCGTATCATGTGCTTCTCCTTTTCTAGGTCTATAAGGTCTAGGACTGCGTGCTTGGTCGTATACCCAATGTGGGATACGCTCAGGCTTTGGTGCGTTTGGCTTATTGCCATACTTAAATAAAGGCCTAAAGTCACCAGGCGTTCTTTCGTATTTATGGATGTAGACTACGCCAGCCATTTCAAGTTCTTTGATATAGCTTCTAGCACACGCATACTTAACATTTAACAACTCTGCTACTTGATGCACGCTGATAGCACGCTTCTTCATTGCTTTGACAATAACATCCATGCGTAACATCTTGACTACGCTTCTGCGAGATGGATAAGTAATCAATTTAACCCTCTATTAAATTCGTAATTGGCTTGATCTTCTGCTTGCTTGATGCAGTATTCTTCTACGGCTTTGAATATGACTCGGCCATATTCTGTAAAGTCGTTATGCAAAATAGCGTACTCAAGCGTTTCTTTGTATGGATATAAGCACTCATCTGTAATGGCTTCCATTGCATTGTCAAAACGCTCAGGATTCCATTCTGTATTGAGTAACTCACATACACGCTCATTAAACTGTTCGTCTAACTGATCTTCTGCATCAGCCTGTGACATAAGAAATCTATCCATTTAACATCCCCCTATGAACTCTACCTTCAGATAACTGCTCAATTAGCTTTACCTTTGCCAATGGTACGCCTCTACTGCGCCAATTGTGAATGGCTTGGTAGCTGACTCCAATGGCATCGGCAGCCCCTCTCATGCCACCAAACTCAATGATTAATGATGTAAAGAACTTGCAATGTTCTTCAGGCTTGATGGCATCGCCCATGCGCTCAGTTACGCTCAATTTGCACTCCTAAAGCATCAAATAGCTGTTCTGTGGCAAAACTAAGACTATCAGCCAATTGCTGAGCTAACACAAAGTTTTGCTTGAGTGTTGCCAAGTGAATTTCTTGGGTGATCTTTTTAATCTCTAATAATGCTTCTGAGTAGTCCATTACATATTCCTTAAATTAATGTTGTTATCAATTGCAAATACTTCTATAAAACATATTAAATCTGACATCTGCTCCATCGTGAAGTCTCTTGTGGATAACTTTCTGTGACCAAAAAGGTAGGTAGTAAACAATTCCTTCCATTCCTCTTTGGTCAATTGCCAATCATTCCATTTGGCCTGATTAGCAATATCCGAAAGCATTGCCCACATCAACTTATATTGTGCTCTAGTAGGACTAACCAAGGAAAGCAATCCTCTTATAAATCTCTCTAGTGCGGTATACATCACCTGCACAATAAGTAGCAACCTTATCAATATCACCTGACTTGACTGCATCCCAAACCATAGAACCGTCAAACTCCTCGTCAAACTCAGCACCCTTTAACGGCATGTTAAATACTTCACATAACTTGTTAAGTGATACTCGGTTTGATGCACCTGCCCATTTAGTCATAGTGTCAAATACATGATCTGACCAAGGCTTAGCATCAAAAGGTATGAATGACGGTGGCGTAATACCTAGAACGACTGATCGCTGAAACAAGAAGCGTAGATCAAAGCCAATGATGTTATGGCCTACAAATACAGGGTTCATTGACTGACTAGCATTGAATGAGTCACGCAATACATCGTAGAACATAGTAATGATGCGGACTTCATTGAACTCGTGGTCTTGACCAGGTATTGCAATGGTCACTGGCTCTGAGTCGTCAATCGCATACCCAATACAGCATATATGACCAAAGCCACCATCAAACGATGTCTTACGCCACTTTTCTTCTACTTCTGAATCAATCTCAGCAGCTTTGCCACTGACATACTCAAGAATCTTAGATTCGTCTTTGTAGTTGCCAGGTGCTTTGATGAACTGCTTTTCACGCTCAGCATCTAACTTAAACATCTCTAGCACCCTAGGATTCTGAGCAGGAATAGTCTCAAGATCAAATGTGATTATCATTTGGCTTCCAATTCACCCTTGCGAGAGTTGTATAGGTTTAGGATAGTTACTTGCTCATCAGGTGCTTTAGCAGTCATTTTGTACAATGGGCCGAACTGACCTTTAAGTTCATCCATAGTCTCTACTGCCCAAAACATCTTCTCTGCATACTCAAGCACTGACATACCATCAGGAATAGTAACTTCAGGCTTGGCTTCTACCTTTGGCTCAGGCTTCTTTGCCACTGGCTTAGGTGCAGTCTTAACTGCTTCATTGCCATCATCATCTTCAGGTGCAATACCACAGGCAGCTAATAACTGACCTCTACGAGCATAGGTCAATGCTGACATAAAGCCTTGTGCATCTTGCTTGCTTGCAGGAAAGTGTAGCTTACCAGTGGATAGCATCTCACCTGACTCATGCAAGAAGATAGTCTCAACGATTACGCCATTGTCAGACTCATGCGTGTTCTGAATTAAACTAATACCGTTGTTATTAAGGGCATCTTTAACAGCATCTACGCAAGCAGATAGATTCGCATACTTTGATCTGAAGTGAGGATTAGTTGCATCCTTACGAGCAGGCTCAAATTCCTTTTGTGCTTTTACTAAAGCGGTAGCTAATGATTTCATTTCAGTCCTTTTTGTTGATGAATTGTTACGATAAATGTTGATGTTTTGTTTAGCAATAGGTATTTACAACTATTTCACAATGTGCAATCACAAGTCCTCTAAGTACAGAGATATATCCTTTTGGCGTTCATGTTGCACACGCTTCATGATCAATCCTGATAACTTAGCCAGTTCTGCAATGTTATGTTGCAATGCCTTTTCTAGGTCACCTTTAGCAACTGCAATGCCAAGTTCGTTGTAGCTATCACCAATTTCTTCAAGCTGTTTGGTCATTTGTTCAATAATTCTGCGTGATCCATTTAGATATTTAAATGTGTACCAATCCATAGCTGGTTTATTTTTCATTTTCTACTTTCTGTATTCTTTGACCAATCCATTTCATTACAGGCACTGCCATTGAGTTGCCTAATGCTTTGTAACGTGGTGAATCAGGACAGTTATCTTTAATGTTTGTGTAATCATCAGGGAAGCCTTGCAATCTTTCACACTCTGTTGGAGTTAATCTTCTAACAGCCATATTGTGAAATAACTGTTGGTCTTGAGTTGTGCTTATAGTAAATGCGGCTTCATCTTGACCAAGATAGCCTTTGCCACCACCTTCACAGCCACCACGCACCTTAAATGTATGAGCTACAAATGTTTGAGCGTGATGTGATTGAACTGAAGGTCTAGTTGCTTGCAATGCAGGAGTAACTTCTAATGGCGTAGCACTAAAGTTATTAGCCTTAGCATCTTCACGAATGGAATACGCAACAGCAACTTGATTGTCACCCATGTTAGCCCTAAGAGTTGGAGAATGTTCTTCTACAAACCTATTTGGGTTACCTTCTCTTTTAGCAATACCAGGCTCAAATCCATATGATTGAACTAATGGAACATTACCACCACCAGTACCCCAACGACTTGTTACTGTTTGACAAGTTTCACCCATTTCTTTTACTCGGCTATCAGCAGGATGCGTTTCATAAACTTTATGAGCAACAAATAAACCACATTCATTTCCTGACGGCCCACCACTACCTTTAGCCCATTTGCTTGTTACGGTGTCGGCACACTCTGGGTTTGAGCCACCATATGCAAGGCTTCTTTCAGTTGAGGTGGCAATTCTTTGCCTCGCTCCTCTGCTCTGCGTATTATTCCCTGACAGGCTTTCGGACTCAAATAATACTTTTGCGGCAGATTCCCATCCTGTAGAACATCCGACAACAAACACCCTTCTGCGTCTTTGTGCGACTCCGAAGTTTTGAGCGTCAAGCACTCTGTATGCGAACCCATACCTGAGTTCAGCCAACGCTCCGAGGAAGGCACCAAAATCCCTTCCACCGTTTGAACTGAGGACACCTGGCACGTTTTCCCAAATGCACCACTTGGGTCTAAACTTGTCAAGAATCCCCACATAGGTGAGAGCGAGGTTTCCTCTTGGATCTTCAAGTCCTTTTCTGAGTCCTGCAACTGAGAATGATTGGCAGGGCGTTCCACCAACGAGTAAATCCAATCTATTTGTTCCAAAATCCCACTCCTTATATTTAGTCATATCCCCAAAGTTTGTTACAGTTGGGTAATGATGTTTCAATACTTCACTAGGAAACTTCTCTATTTCACTGTAGCCTAATGCGTTCCATCCTAGGTCATGCCATGCAACTGTAGCAGCCTCAATACCTGAACATACTGACAGATAATTCATTAAACATTCCTTTTATATTTAGACTTAGCAAAGCGAATCTGTTGATGCTTAATCTTATTGACGGTCTCAATGGTAGGCACAATTGGCGTGACTTCTGCAAACTTCTTGTTCGGCCATACGCCTACAATGTTCTTATACATTGCACTGCAAAACTTCTGTGCTTGCTCAGGTGTTTTACCCTTGCTGTGAGCGTAGTAAGCCAGTTCCTCAAACAAGGTAGATGTCTTAGCTACTGAACCGTTTAGCTTTTGCAACTCACCTGCTTCATGGCGTATATCAGTCTTTACTTTATATACAAAACCACACTTAGGACAAGTAGGGCTTGGAGTGTGTAGATGAAAGCAATTAGGACATTTTCTAGGTTCTTTCTCATCTTTCTCTTTCTTCTCTTTTTTTTCCTTGGTCTTGCCATCGCATAAAGCAGACACGCCATTCTCTAAGAACTCTTGCATCTCACCCCAAAAGCGTTTGCAGTTACCTGCGTGATCTAAGATGATGCACTCCTTCTTGCCAGGGTGGATACGCAACCCTCTGCCAAGAATCTGAATGTGCTCTGCCAAAGATGAGCGTAATGGTCTAGCCATAATCACCACCTCTACGTCAGGCACATCAAAGCCCTTAGACAAGGCAGCCACAGAGATCAATCCACGCACCTGTGAGTCAGGCTTACGAAACTCTCTGACTAATTCCTCTCGATACTCGTCATCTTGTTTGTAGGTATATAGGTCACACACTACGCCAGCAGATAGGAATTGCTCTTTGATCGCCTCGCAGTGAACCACATTGCATCCAAACGCAATAAACTTCTTACCCTTACCATGCTTTAGGTATTCAACCACGCAGTCACCTACGATTGGCATAGCACGCTCAGCAGTTTCATCGTCAGTCCACTCACCTGCAACTACCTTTGCACCTGTCATATCAGGCTCACTGGCAGCATAAATCTCAAAGTTAGATAAGAATCCATCCTTGATTAATTTATTTGTAGTGGTTACTGACTTGACGGCATCGTAATACTTAGCAAGGCCCTTAGTAAAAGGTGTAGCACTTAGTCCTATAGTTACCACATCACGCTCAACGATACGATTTAGCACTGTCTTTTGTAGAGAATGGCACTCATCCACCACAATAAAGTCCACGTCAGGCCACTTACGTCTTGCCAAGGTTTGTGCTGATGCAATCTGTATGCGCTCCCAAGGTCTACATCTCCAGTGCTGTGCTTGCATTACCCCATGAGGAATACCGTAATCATCAAATGTCTTACTAGTTTGATTGATCAGTGAAATACGGTCAGCCACGAATATGGCACGCTTACCCTTCTTGTAGCACTCATCTATAAGATAGGCAGCCAAAACAGTCTTGCCTGCCCCAGTAGGAGCAGCCAATACCTGATTCTTGATGCCATGACGAATACCATCCCTCAGCGACTCAATCGCATTGGTTTGATAATCACGAAGTTGTATCTCCATTATTTAAGAACCTTGATTCTTAGCAAGATGTCAGAGTTCTGTTCGCATCCTAGCAACTTACGGATACTGGTCAGTAAACTTGCTTGATACTTGGCTTGCTTGACTGCCTCAGCCTCTGTCTTTACGGCTTGATTAATACGCCCTTCTAGGCTCTTAATCTGCTCAGACAATGTAAGTATCTCCTTATCCTTATCATCGCTTGTAAGGGCTTCAATAAGTCCATTTAGGCGCTTATTCTCTTTAACTTCTGCCTCATATGCCTCGGTCACATCAAAATGATCAAATGCCTCATCTTCAGGCTTAGGTGGTGCAATCTCTTTAACTGCCTCACCCAAGGTCATTTCACCAGTGGCAACCTTCTTGGCAAGTTCAGGGGCTTCTTTGGCAACCTTGTCAGCAGTGATCTGTGTTCTGCGTGATGCACCTGATTGTTCTGCACGCTTAGCAACTGTGGTTGTATCTGATTGCTTGGACTTAGCACCTACTGTTTGTGCCTTCTCCCAATCTTGGGCAAGTGCAACAATTGCAGCCGATTGACCTGCTGTTAAATGTCTACGGTGTAGGTTCTGTGCCAATACATACTCAAGCACATTGTCACCCTTAAACTCAATGAACTTAGGCTTGATCTTTAGGTCTTGACAGGCTCTGTAACGGTTTTGACCGTCAAGAATCTTGTCACCTAGCAAAACGATTGGGTTTATTAAACCATTGGCTTTGATGTCGGCTTTTAATACTTCATAGGCTTCCCCATCAATTTTAGGGAATAGACTGCATAACTCATGTAAAACCATGATTGTTTCCTCGTTAAATTACTAATTAGTGCACTATTGCACTATTAAAATGGGATGTCAGAATCATCCGTAGTTGGTGCTACAACTGGTGCAATTGCATCGGCAGCTTCATTCTTGCCTAGGAATTGGATTGTCTCAGCCTGAATCTTGGTAGAGTATTTCTCAACGCCATTCTTGTCGGTGTATTTATCTGTTTTCATACGGCCACTGATAAATACTTGTGAACCCTTTTTAAGGTATTGACCAACTAGCTCACCCTTTTTACCAAAGGCGGTGACGTTGATCCATTCCACGCCTTCTTTTTCCTTGGTTTTCCATCCGCAAGCCAAGGTAAAGTTAGCTACTGCATCACCTGATTGTAGGTATTTAAGTTCAGGGTCTTTACCAAGACGGCCAATAAACTGGCACTGGTTTAAATCGTTGCTCATACTTTTTCCTCTAGGAATGATAAAAATGGGATGCTTAGGTTTGGTTTATGAAAAAACCTTCTATTAGGCAAATCTGCATCCGTTAGAAATGCTTTTGGGTTGATTAACTTAATGCTAGTTGTCATAGCATCAAGCCTCGGGTTCTCTTTACCCATATTGGCATCGAATGGGTGTCGAGCAACCGATTTTAACATCTGTTTCTCTTGATCAGTAAGCACAATTAGTTCCATATAAAGTTGTGAATTGGTAGAATATCTTGGATTTCAACAGACAGTAAACAAGTATTTAAATGTTTATCACGATGTGAAATTAGGCTTACTCTCAGTGCAAAATTGCATTACGATAGTTGAATGACTAAAGAACAAAGGAAACATTATGACCAAGTGGCACGTCTCGGATGTTCCTTGTGTCGTTATCTTGGGTACGGAGAATCCCCTTGCGAAGTCCATCACATTAGACGAGCAGGTAAAAGAGACACAGCCCCAGTTATCGGACTCTGCCCATCTCACCACAGAGGCAACGTTGGAATACATGGGATGGGAAGGCGAGCTTTTGAAAAGGTATATGGGGTTACCGAGGAACAACTCTTAGAAAAAACATTGGAATTAATTAATGAACACGAAGAACAACAATCCATTTCTACGCTTATGCGAAAACTGCAAGCAAAAAAAGAATAGCGAGACAGGTGGATTTATTAAATATAACGAAGGCATGAATCAAAAATGGTTATGCCATCACTGCTACGATAAACGGAATTTAAGGGGGTCATAATAAAACACGCTTACTGAGTCGCCTGGTAGATGCAAAAAGATAGCGTGATCTGTATAGCTCCCCCGAGATAGTTTTTTGGCTATACAGACCTTTCAAAATCAGGGGTGGGCTGATAATCTACACTTCCCACCACCAATTAACTTAGGAGAAATTATGAGCGCACTAAACGAACAAGTATCAGGTAATCATTATAAAAATAAGATTATTCAGCCAGTAGAGTACATCTACATGAACGGCATTGGTTACATGGAAGGCAATGTAATCAAGTACATTTCAAGATGGCAAGACAAGGGTGGCTTGAACGATTTATTAAAGGCCAAGCATTACATTGAATTGCTTATTGAATTGCAAACTAAGAAAAAAGAGATTGAGTGCCAAAACGAAGTTGAATCAATGTTTGGTATTACACAGAAATAATCTGTCCTCTAAATTGGACTTCTCCTGCTTTTTCATTCCATACTTGTATGAGTTCAGGCATCAGGAGTTGTCCTCTTTCATAAGTTAGTAGTGCAAAACCACTACGCCAATCTTTAGGGTTATCTTCTGTGTAATCCGAAAATTGATCACCATCAGGATTGGCAAGCATACCTGTTTGCACACCATACTTTGTACCGTTGTAATCAGTTACTGGCTGTACAGCTAACACATGAGTATGACCAGTAACAAAATGCTTACCACCGTTTAATGCGTTTGCTCTGCCTGCTCCAAATGAACCTTTCCACTTGTGCTTAATAACAGTGTTGTCGTTAATCCAATAAGACCAGCAAGGTTGCCATAATGGAAAGTGATCCTTGAGTGAGTAACCTTTTACACCTTCATATTGTGGAGCGTTTGCAGCAAGGAATGTCTCGAATCGTGCATCGTGGTTGCCAAGAGTCCAAATGAGATTAGATTTAAATGTGGATGCTTCTTCAATCTGAGTCATGTGATCAGTCACTGCTTCTAATTCTTCTTTGACGGATGGTTTGCTATCCCAACCAATACGTGGGTGACGACTGATAGATGCGCCATCAAACGCATCGCCATTGCATACAATAATCTCAGGCTTAAATTCTTTGATGAAATGTAGTAATGCTCTGAAAGCTGTAGTCTCATCACCAGGGTAAAAGTGAGCATCAGAAAATACTAATACTTTGCCCTTTTCCATTGTGATGCCTCTACGAACAGAATGATGCGTTGCCTCTAAGCGTTGTTGCATCTTCTGTTTAATATCTTCTTTATTAAATGAAACTGAATGGCCTGATATGTTTGTAGTCTTTAGAATGATGCCTCGTTCAGCCAATTCATTCCTTCTACGATATACGCTTCTTACTTTGATGTTTAGAAAATCAGCCACTGCTTGAGGCGAACCTAGTTCGTTAAATATGCGTATAAATTCTTCTTCAGTACATGATTGTTTTGGCATCACAATTTCCTTATCCAATATAAACAATGGCCTTCAAGCCATTCGTGATTAGGGGTATACAACTTAAACCCACAGGCGATTAGATTGTTTGAGCTTGGTATGTTATCTCTTGTTGCAGATATTAGCCAAGACCAACCAACCTTTCTTGCTTTTTGCACACGCACATTAATCATTCTGCGTTGCAATCCTTTTCCTCTATGTGATGGTATTACGCCACCACGATTCAGGTATCCTGCATCATCCCAAGATGGTACATGAGTCAGGCCACAGAAGCCAACTGGTAGGTCACCATCATATACAATCCACCAGTAACCCTTATTAAATAACGGCATCTCATCAGCAGGAAAGCACTTCTTATGCAAGTCCTTTAGCTGATCAACATATCTGCCGTAAAGAGTATTGACCTGTTTTATACGCATACCCTTGATTTTGTACGACTTTTATGACAATTGAAAGAAATATTTGAAATTAGTTTATTTTGTGCTATATTTTATGTACTGATAGCGGTATCAGGTGTATTAAACCCTAGCGAGCCATTTAGTTCTGTTATTTCGCATAATGTAAGTTTATAGGGTTGATTTACATTATGTTATCCGTAGAAATAGCAGAGTTAAGTGGCTTTTTTATTTCCGCTTCAGTCGGACTCCATCCGTTAGTAAGAGCTTGATCTAGCTGCGTGGAAGAATAGGATTGCGCTATATAAGAGACAGCGCAGTGAGCGTTACCAAAGCGACTCACACGAACAGGCAGTAGTGGGTGAAATGGAAGTTGGCTGACTTATTCAGCGCCTGGAAGAAGAATTTGGTCGTTATGCGAGAGTTAGTTAGTATTATTACTAATGGACTAGATAGTGGGTTTCACCCCTATCGTCTCTTATTACCGCTTTAAGTTCAACAAAATATCAAGTAAGGTGATCAAATGCACTGGAATCATAGAATAGTAAGAACAGAAGATGAATACTTAGGTATATGCGAAGTGTTCTATGAGGATGGTAAAGTCTTGGCACATACAGATCCTTTGCCAATCACAGGTGAAGATATAGAAGAACTTAGGGAAACATTGCAACACATGTTAGACTGCTTAGACAAGCCGATACTAGATGAGATGAAATGAAAGTTATATTCCCTTGGTTTCTCAAAGAACTTAAACCAAACTGGACAGGCCACTACATGCAGAAGGCTAAAGCAAAGGCCATTTACAGGGCAGAGTGTGCAAAATTAACACAGAGTGCAATGAATAGCACTAAACGAGACTACACAGAGCTTCATTTAACCTTTTATAAGCCAAACAACAGGCACATGGATTTAGACAACATGCTTTCCAGTATGAAATCAGGAATAGATGGTATGTGTGATGCGCTAGAAATCAATGACAAACAATTCTCTAAAATCACCATAGATCGTGCAAATGAGATTGGTGGTTATGTCGTAGTGGAGTTAAAATAGCTGCAAGATTTCCCTGGAGACTATCATGCCATTTAAATCAGCAGCCCAAAGACGATTGATGTACGCAGTAGCAGGATCACGCAAAGTAGCCAAGCGCACTGGCATTTCCATGAAAACTGCTAGAAAAATGATTGCACATAGCAAGCGTAGAAAATAATTCCACGTCAAATTTTTTTTAAAAGACTTCCCTGATGGCTATGGATTTTAGTGGGCCTACAAAAAAGTGTCGGCTAAATTTTTTTTTAAAAGGTTTCCCTGGCAAACACGATTTTGACCTCATTTGCGATAAAAACATAATATTTTTCAATATATTATAAAAAAGAATAATAATATTTTGCTATATAAATCAATGACTTACGCCAATTGCGTGCATGAAATACAAATAAAAGTTAAGCCAATGCCACTCGAAAAGTTAAGCGATAATTTTATAAAATATAAAGCCCCCTCGCCATTTAAAGCGTAATAAAAATTTAGGTAATACTTACCCCAAAGGGCTATAAACCCTTTCAGTTAAATACTAGAAAAGAAAAAAGCCCTATAGAGGGCTTAATTTATCGGTAATAACGTAGATTGTCTCTACATGAAACGAACCATTTTTTGATGTTGCCTTGCTTATCTATACACTCTGAGCGATTAAATGTAGCGTAATGAGTAGCACCATATCCGAAATTAATCTCCCATTTTGTAGGGTTCCTATGGTATTGAATGGGGCTTTTTTCATCGTAATAAGCATCAATTAATTCATACATAGAATATCTAATAGCCTTTAAACCGTAGCCATAAAAAACCTCTTTTATGGTTTCGGTATCAGTGAAAGCCATTGCGACAATTGAACCATTGATAGTGTTTTTCTCGAATGAGATATAAAAGCCCTTATAAGTAACATTTTGCATTTTGTAACCCCTTAGATAAGTTTTAAAGTTGTTTTTGCTGAGCGTTGAACTGTGGATAAATCCTCAACATTTAGAATGGCTCTCTGAGGGCATCGCTCAGAGTCTAAGATAAATTTTGTTGCGGATTCTATAGAGGAATGACCGTATACCGTAATTTTGGAAATGCCTCTATCATGCTTTAAAGTAAAGCGATATTGTCGAATATTCATAGAAAAACCTCGTTTGTTATCGGTCAAAATTAACCGCAAAAAAAGGGGCATAGAGCCCCCTCTTTAACTGTAAATTTTTATTTCAAGCGAGTAACTTTCATATTATCGAAAAAAATGATTTCATCTAGCTCAAGCGAATCTAGAATTGAATCTATACATGAACCGTACTCTTCAGCGAATTGTTCCTCGTAAAGATTGGTTCTTTTGTAATTGTCATAAAGTGAGGCGAAATCGTGAACCTCGAAAATATCATCATTCCAAACACATAAGAATTTTTTAATTACATTTTCTTTTTTAATTAAGCCTAAACCCTCGCAATAACCTAAAGCCCTCGCCACAATTTGAGCGTGTCCAAAATTGTCTAAGGTATTAAAGCTATTCTCGAAATGTTCGCCCATAGAGGGCGATTTATCGCAATTTGATTCATACTCTAATTTATAGACACCAATATCGAAACGGTCACCCTCTTTTGGCAATGCTCCGCTATTCTCTTTATTAATTAATACACCAATTCCATATTGGGGGAATGTTATCCAATAGTGGTTAAAACCGCCACCGCTTGAAATATCCTCGAATGTATGCTTAATCATTTTGCCACTCACTTTCCTCAGCCTCAATGTTGATATCGTTATATTCATTGTCAAACTCTACTAAACCATCTTGCCATTGTTGATTGGCAATCTCTTCAGCTTGTTCCCAATCATTCGCCTCAATTTCTAGTTTGGCTTGTTTTACATCGGTTTCAGTTACTGTAACTGTGAAAATCATTTTTTCCCCCTTAGAATTGAGCGTATACAAAAACGGTTTCGCCATCACCATCAACATACTCACCACAAACAATAGAGCGATATTCTAAAAACTCTCTGACACTCTCAGAGCTTTGTTTTTGCTCTTCAGTCATAAGATAGCCATAATCAAAAATTATTTCGCTCATTGTAGATTCAGCAAAATCGCAACAAATTTCGACAAGGTCAAACTCGATTTTTTCGTTTGTATCATCCTCGAAACCCTCGAAATAATCGAATAGAATTTCTCTACCCTCATATGAAAAGTTGTTTTTGTAAGTATCTGACTTAGTGAAATAATCGTGAAACTCTGAGCGATAAACTGTAGTAATCATATAAACCCCCTATTAAATAGCCAAACAAGTTGGCAATGAATCAAAAAAGAATGAGTAAGCGAACATCAAGCAAAAAACCAAAGCTATCGAAAAACCGATAACGTAATCAAATATATTTCGCAACATAGTAAAACCCTTAAACAGTAAATTTATAGTTATTGGCTTTAAGAACATACAAGCCAATGATAATTTCAACAACACCGCCCCAAAAATGAACAATCATATCGTTAGATTGATTGGCAAATAAGAACAATACAAAAGATGCTAATAAGTGAGCAAAACCCATAATTAAGAACATAATTAAACCCCTATAAAGTAAGACATTGATAAATTGTTGCTATGGATGAATATTAGTGGATGTTCAACAAAATATCAACATAAGCAATCATATATTTATATGTTTATCACATCGTGGAATAGTGCAATAGTGCACCAATAAGCAAAAACGGCTTGCCCCTTTTCCCTTAGCTTTTTACCCATTTCATATAAGAGAGAATACAAAACTATATATAAGAGAATAGATAAGAATAGATATATGGATAAGACATAGATAAGAATCTAATGATGCAATATTGCACAATAAAACATAAGCAAATATATGACATAGATAAGAGAGTGAATAGACATTGAAGCTAATAAGAATAAGACTATCGAGAATAGGATAGTGATAGACATAGACTATAAAGGGAAAAACTATCAAGGCCAGGGAAACGATAGTTTTTTATTATGGTTTATTAGCTAGTGCACTTAACCGTTACCGTAATCACTCTAAAATCATTCTCTTATTCTTATATATACACGATAAGAGCTTAAATCTTTTATAGGAAAAATAGTTTTGTGATACATTTCACCAAAGGTTAAGCAATTGACTAATAGTAACGGCTTGAATGGCATAGGGGGCAATCACCCGAACACCACCCCCAGGAAGGCCAATACTAAGGATTCAGATGCAAACCATATTTTCACTGTTTATATTTTGTGGAGTCAATATGCCTAGAGCACAAAAGGGTCAGCGTTTTGGTGGGAGACAAAAGGGTACTCCTAATAAGGTATCTACCACTGTGAAAGAGAATGTAATCCAAGTATTTCAGCAATTAGGTGGAGCTAAGGCGATGGCTGAGTGGGCTAGGGAGAATCCTACGCATTTTTACAATCTATACGCTAAGTTATTACCTCAGGACATTAATAAGACAGTTGAGCATAAGATCCCTACGTCTATCGTATTCAATGCAGTCGATATGTCACGTCAAGTAGAGTATGTGAATAAGGATGACATAGTAGATGTGGAGATGAAGGGGTAGGGGGGGGTGGTTTTAAATAGGGGGGGGTACTCTAAATACACCCATTTTCACCCAAAAAAAATACCAAAATCAAATGTGCAATATTGCACTATTAAGGATTATTAATGGAATTAGATGTTAAGTTGAGTATTCCGCAGTCGGAGTTTGTGATGGCTGAGGATAAGTTTCCTGCTTTTGTGGCTGGCTTTGGTAGTGGTAAGACCAATGCTGGTATATGGAGATTGCTGAGATTTAAATTTGCCTATCCTAAACAGAACGTTGCTTGGTATCTGCCGACTTATGACTTGGTGAGCAAGATTGCATACCCTCGCTTTGCTGAAATCTTGGGAGAGAATGGAATTGACTACCAGTTGAATAAACAGGATCAGATATTGCAAGTCGCAGGTGGAAATATCATATTCCGTACCCTAGATAGTCCTGAGCGTATCGTGGGTTACGAAGTTGCTGATTCTGTAGTCGATGAATTGGATACTTTGCCGATTCAAAAGGCCAGTGATGCCTGGAGAGCGATTATTGCTCGTAACCGTCAAAAGAAACCTGATGGAACTATCAATACCGTAGGAGTTACCACTACTCCTGAAGGATTTAAGTTTGTTTACGATAGATGGGAGCGCAATCCTGTAGAAGGGTACAAGATTTACCGAGCTTCAACCTATAGTAACGCACATAACCTACCTGCGGATTACATAGAATCACTAAGAGAATCATATCCTGAGCATTTATTGGAAGCGTATTTAAATGGTCATTTTGTAAACATGACTCAGGGTTCTGTTTACCCTGACTTCAATAGATATGACAATTTCTGCAATACCGAGCTAAAACCCTACGAACCTTTGCATTTTGGCATGGACTTTAACGTAGGTAATGGTGCTGCTGTAGGTTTTGTGTATAGAGAAGGCAATCCTCATGCCATCATGGAATTTACAAAAGTCTTGGATACGCCTACGATGATTAAGATGATTAAGCCGTTAAAAGATGCAGGACATCCAATATATATCTATCCTGATGCTTCAGGTGGATGGCGAAAATCGCAAAATGCTTCAGTTTCTGACCTAAGTTTGCTAAGGGGAGCAGGATTTACTGTGTTAGCTAATGCGAGAAACCCATCAATTCGTGATAGAGTGCTTGCAGTGAATAATTTAATCCATAATAATGGAGTCCGTAGGTTGAAAGTGAATACTGATAATTGTCCTTCTTTAACTGAGTCATTGGAGAGACAGGCGTATGATACGAATGGTGATCCTGATAAGAAATCAGGGTTAGACCACGTAATAGACGGAGCAGGATACTTTTTGGCATACAAGCACCCAATCCAGGGGGTTGCGGTTCAGCGATTGAAGTTAATGGGGCTATAGATGAAACCGAACACCAAACACGAAGAATACGAAGATCATTATCCCGAATGGGAAGTAATGGAAGATGTACTAAAAGGCGAAGATGCAGTGCACAAAGAAGGTGAGAAATATTTGCCTAGACTAACTGGGCAAGATAACAATGAGTACTCTGCTTATGTGATGAGAGCACCTTTTTACAATGCGACTGCTCGTACCGTAGACGGTTTGATTGGTATGATCTTCCGTAAAGCCCCTACGATTACAGTTCCTGGTGGCATGGAAAATATCGTTGATGATATTACGCTAGACAACACTGGCTTAGATGAGTTTGCTGAACAACTCACTAGAGAATTAGTAGGTCTTGGCCGAGTAGGTGTTCTAGTGGAATATCCTAGGGTAGTAGAAGGCCCTGTCACTATGGCAGATATGGCAGCACAGAATTTAAGACCTTATGTAACTAAATACGAAGCCGAACAAATCATTAACTGGAGAATGAAGCGCATCAATAACGTGATGCAACCAGTGATGGTAGCTTTGGAAGAAGAAGTTTACGAATATGTGAACGAGTTTGAAGGTGAAGAAATTACTCAGATTCGTGTTTTGCTATTGCGTGAAGGCGTGTATATACAAGAGGTATATCGCAAAGACGAAAAAGAGAATTGGTATTTATTTGAAACAATCGTACCGATGATGCGTGGTCAAACTTTAGGAATGATTCCTTTTGTGTGTATGAACGCAAGAGGTGTCTATATGTCACCTGACAAACCACCTATGTATGACTTGGCAACATTGAACTTGAGCCACTACAGAACCACTGCCGACTTAGAGCATGGAGCACACTTTACTGGCTTACCTACTGCTGTTGTAAGTGGATATACAAAAGAGAGTGAAAGTGATGTATTTAGGATTGGTTCAAGCACAGCTTGGATTTTCCCTGATCCTTCAGCCAACGCTAAGTATTTAGAGTTCACAGGTCAAGGCCTTGATACTTTACGAAATATCAAGAAGGACAAAGAAGATAACTTGGCCATCTTAGGTGCTCGTATGCTTGCACCTGAGAAGAAGCAAAGTGAAGCTGCCGATACAGTGCGTATGAGACACGCTGGAGACGGTGCAATCTTGTCAGCTATCTGTAATTCTGTAAGCCAAGGTTTGAATAAGTGTCTTGAGATTATCGGTCAGTGGGAAGGTACAGAGCCTGCGACTATCCAATTGAACGAAGATTACTTGGATCAGCCTTTATCAGCACAAGATTTACAGGCTTTGGTACAGGCATGGCAACAAGGTGCAATCAGTGACGAAACATTGTTCTATAACCTAAAAGTTGGTGAAGTGATGGATGAATACACCACATTTGAGGAAGAACAGTCTCGTATTGCGAATCAGCCACCTAGATTATCTGCATGAACGTACCTCAAGAGATATTAGACGAAATAGTAAGTCGAGAATTGAACCTTAATCGGTTTGATTCCGATTTACGCAAGCAAGTCGTCAATCTATTGAAAGAGCTAGAGTCCGACATTATCGGCAAGCTAGAAGGCAAGAATATCAGTAACTTTAGCAAGGCAAGATTGCAAGCACAGCTAAAGACAATCAAAGAAACCATCACTGATTACTACAAACAAGCCAGTGAATTAACCACAGATGAATACAAAGAGTTGGCTGTTCGTGAGGCGGACTTTTTACGTAATACGGTTAAGACGATTACCACTGTGGATATATTCAGTAGCATGCCTAGCGATAATCAATTGCAATCCTTGGTAAACAATACAATGATTCAGGGTGCGCCCAATAAAGAGTGGTGGAGCAGACAATCAGCAGATATGTACTTCAGATTCCAATCTGCTATTCGTATGGGATATGGTCAGGGAGAGAGTATTGGTCAGATAGTGACAAGACTACGAGACCAAGTAGCAATTGGGCAGAGAAATGCAGAGGCTTTGGTCAGAACTGGCGTACATTCCGTATCGTCAGGCGCAAGGGAGTTAATGTATGAGCAGAATAAATCAGTTATTAAAGGTAAGTTGTATACGGCTGTTTTGGATAATAGAACTTCCATTCAATGCATTGCATACGATGGTTCGTTTTATGACATGGAGAATAAGCCCTTGGGTAAGACCAAGTTACCATACAGAGATTTGCCTGCCCATTGGAATTGTCGCAGTATGTACATACCTGTCTTAAAGTCATTTGCAGAACTAGGAATCAAAGCACCTGAAATGCCAAAGTCCACTAGATCTAGCATGGATGGGCAAGTTCCTGAGGATACAACCTTTAAAGACTTCCTTGAAAGAAAGGGAGTGGACTTCCAAAACGAAGTATTGGGTAAGGGGAAAGCAGAACTTTGGAGACAAGGCAAGATTACATTGCCACAATTATTAGACCAAAGTGGCAACCCAAAACCATTAAGAGATTTATAGATTGTTTACAATTTAATAAATAAGTTGCACAATATGAATTAGTAGTAACTTTTTAGGCTGAGCCTTAACTAGATCGGAGATCAAAATGAGTATTGACTTTAATTCACCTGAGGTGAAAGAAGCGTTGGATAAACTAGTAGCAGAAGCAACATCAGGGTTAGTGGCTAAAAACCAAGAACTCTTAGGGGAAGTTAAGAAGTTGAAGAAAGGGCAAGAGATTAAACCTGAGCAGTATGAGGCTTTGGAAAATGAACTTGATTCCTACAAAGACAAATTAACTGAACTACAGAAGCAGACTAAGCTATTAAATTCAGATACAGAAAAGTATAAAAAACTTTATGAATCTGAAAGCGGTTTTACCAACAAGCTGTTAGTTGAAAATGGATTACAAGCTGAGCTTGTTAAGGTTGGTGTTAATAATCCAGCACATCTAAAAGCTGTAAAGTCTATGCTAAGTGCTCAAGTGCAGGTTAAGGTTGAAGGTGATGAGCGTAAAGCAGTTATCGGAGACAAGGGCTTGATTGAGTTCATCAGTGAATGGGCTAAGAGTGATGAAGGTAAGCATTTTGTAAGTGCTCCTGCAAATACTGGTGGCGGTTCAACTGGTGGTGGAAATGCAAGCGGTGGTGGTAAATCCATCAATAGAACGCAATTCGGTGCATTGAGTCCTAATGAACAGGCCTCATATGTAAAGGGTGGCGGTAAAGTAACAGATTAATTTTAGGAGAAACATAAATGGCTACAATTACAAACTTAGTACCAGACCTATACAACGCACTTGACGTAGTGTCACGTGAGTTAGTAGGCTTCATCCCTTCAGTATCTAGCGACATGACTTTTGAGCGCGCTGCTGTAGGTCAAACAGTTCGTTCACCAGTTGCACCTGCTGCTACTGCTGGCGACATTACCCCAGGTGTAACTCCACCTGATGATGGCGACCAAACTATCGGTAACGTATCAATGACAATCACTAAAGCACGTCGTGTTCCAGTTCGTTGGAATGGCGAGCAGTCTTTAGGCTTGGACAACAACGGCCCAACTCGTTCACGTATCATGGTTGATCAGTTTGCTCAAGCTATGCGTACATTGTGCAACGAAGTTGAAGCTGACATCGCTGGCACATACGTAGCTGCTTCTCGTGCTTTCGGTACTGCTGCTCAAACTCCATTTGCTTCAACATTAGGTGATGCTGCTCAAGTTCGCAAGATTCTTGCTGACAACGGTGCTTCTCTTGGTGATGTATCAATGGTTATGAACACTTCTGCTGGTGCAGCTTTGCGTACTTTAGGTCAATTGTCTAAAGCTAACGAAGCAGGTACTGTTGCATTGCGTGAGCAAGGCGTATTGTTGAACATCTACGGCATGAACTTGCGTGAATCAGCTTATGTATCTAGCGCAACTGCTGGTACAGGTGCTTCTTACCAAGTAAACAACGCTTCAGGCTATGCTGTTGGTGCAACTACTATCGCTCTTGATACTGGCACAGGCACTGTATTGGCTGGTGACGTTGTTACATTTGCTGGCGATACAAACAAGTATGTTGTTGCTACTGCGTTGTCAGGCGGTTCATTGACTATCGCTGCTCCTGGTCTACGTCAAGCATTGGCTGATAACGTAGTAATGACTGTTGTTGCTACTTCTGCTCGCAACATGGCTTTTGCTCGTTCGGCTATCGCTTTGGCTACTCGTGCTCCAGCTTTGCCTGTTGAAGGTGACTCTGCTGATGATCGTATGATTGTTACAGACCCTAACTCAGGTTTGAGCTTTGAAGTTGCGATGTACAAGCAATACCGTCAAGTTCAGTATGAAATCTCATTGGCTTGGGGCGTAAAAGCCGTTAAGCCTGAGCATATGGCTATCTTGTTGGGCTAATCACAATATGTGATAATGAAGGGGTGGGTGAATAACCTACCCCTTTTTTTATAAGGATTAATATCATGGCAAGACCAAAGAAGATTGTAGATGTGCAAATTGAGGAAGTTGCTGAAGGAGTTACAATAATTGAAGTTACTCAATCAGATGCAAAAGTTGTTGCAATGGTGCGTTCAGAGGAATATCCTGAACCAAGATCAGCTAACGTACATCCTTCCGAAGTGGAAGAATGGAAAAAATATGGGTGGACTAAAAAATGAGCTTAATCGTAGAAGATGGTACTGGTAAGGCAGATGCAGAGAGCTATATCTCTGTAGCAGATGCGGATACATACCATGTTAAGCGTGGCAATACAGCTTGGGCACTTTTAACGCTTGAGACCAAAGAAGTATTGTTGCGTAAAGCTACCGATTATATGGTTCAGACTTATAGAACCCAATGGGCAGGTGCTCGCAAACAGGATTATCAAGCATTGGATTGGCCTCGTTACGATGTGCCTAAGTTTGACAGTCCTAGCGGATACGGCTCATATCCTGCCTATTATTTAGACACGATTGTGCCAGGCGAAGTGAAAGTGGCTTGTGCTGAATTGGCATACAAGGCTAACGTAGACACGCTTGCACCTGATATTGATCGCTTAACTAAGCGTGAAAAAATAGGCACATTAGAGGTGGAATACGACAACAACCAAGGCGTGCCTTACAAGCGTTATCGTTCTGTAGATAACTTGTTAGCTCCATTGCTTATGTCTTTGGGTAGCAATTCATTTGTAAGTTTGGAAAGAGCATGACATTAGATGCAAAGATGCGGTCTTTAGCGACCAATCTCTTACAAGCCTACGGTAAAGCAATAACATTCAAGCGTATTACGCAAGGCACATACAACCCTGCTACTGGTAGCGTTAGTACCACTACTGCTACATCGACTGTATATACAATCTTACAGAATCCTGACGATACACAATTGGCATCAGGTCAGTACAGGGTTGATCAAGTTATTGCTATGCTAAGTGCAGCAGAGCTAGGGTTTGAGCCTACCCCAAACGATAAGTTAGTGATTGATGGGGCAGATTGGAATATCAGCAAGGTATCCTTTACATCCAGTGGTGCTCAAAATGCTTTGTATCATTGTGTGATTAATAAATAATGGCACGCAGAACACAATTCTCTGTAGACATGGAAAAAGCCATCGCTAATGCAGAGGGTGACGTTGAGCTTATTGTGCAACGGGCTGTGCTTGGATTATTTAGGTCTATCGTGCTAAAGACACCAGTTGATACAGGTCATTTGGCTTATAACTGGCAAGTCAGCATTAATACACCCGAAAATAGCGAAAGAATGGGCGTTGATCCTAACAAACAAGTGACGTTGGGTGATGGGCAAGGCACAATCAACAAGTGGACAACTAAAGACAAAGTTATTTGGATTACAAATAATGTAAAGTATGCTGAAGAAATTGAGTATGGGAAATCAACAATCAAAGCACCTCAAGGTATGGTTCGAGTATCATTAAGGGAATTTGACTCTGTATTCAGAGGCGCAGCATTATCAGTTAATAAAGGCACAGGAAGCCGAGGAAATAGATACTTATGAGCATCGTTAAGATAAGGGGAGCATTAGAGAATCATTTGGCTACCATGTCAGGTGCGCTAAACATTTCCTATGAAAATGCCCAGTTTACGCCTACAGCAGGTACACCATTCCAAGTAGTAAACCTATTGCCAGCCACAGTTGAGAATCCTTCAATAGGGGCAGAATTGCATAGGGAACTTGGGATATTTCAGGTAACTTTACATTACCCGATTAACGCAGGCCCAACAAATTGTGCTACGATGGCTGAAAATATACGCACAAGATTCAAAAGGGGCACTACAATTACGAATGATGGCGTAACTGTAATGATTGATTCAACACCTTCAGTTGCTAGAGGCATAATTGATGGGGATAGATGGGTTGTAGCAGTTTCCATACCGTACATGGCAAATATATTTATTTAGGAGTAAGAAATGACTATTGCATCACAAATTAAACGCAAGGTCTTTATCGGCAAACAATCTGCCCTAGGCACTATTGCTGGTACTGGCGATGGAAAGACATACAACTATCGTGACGGTGGTTTATCAGGCGGTCTTGTAAAAGAAGGCTTTGAGTCAAACACTATCCGTACTGATCAACAACGTCAAAACGCATCACATGGCACACGTTCTGTAAACAAGACGATTGACCAAGAGTTTCAGATTGGTGGTCATACAGCATTGCTAGAAGGCGCATTGCGCTCAGCATTTGCTTCAGGCGCAACCACAGGTGCTGTAACAAGCATTAGCATCAACGCATCAACAAGAGCAATTGCACGCTCAAGTGGTTCTTTTGTGACTGACGGCTTTAAGGTTGGCGACATTGTTCGTGCCACTGGTTTTGCTGCATCAGGCAACAACAATAAGAACTATCGCTTGACAGCCGTATCTGCATCAAGCATGACATACGCAGCAGACACTTGGTTGGGTACAATTACGACTGAATCAGCAGGCGCAACAGTAACTGTTGCAGTTCCAGGCAAAAAGCTATCAGTTCCAACTACAGGTCATACAAATGATTATTTCACGATTGAAGAATGGAATAGCGATATTGAACAATCAGAGCGTGACGTTGATTGCAAAGTTAGCTCTATGGCAATTAGTATTCCTGCTAATGGTAATGCAACTATTAACTTTGGATTCTTAGGTCGCAACGCTTCATACGCTACTGCTCAATATTTTGTAAGCCCAACAGCAGCACCTAACGGTGAAATACTAGCAGGCCCAACAGGTTTGTTGTCATACGATGGCGCAGACTCAGTTGTATTGACAAGCGTTGATTTGACAATGGATGGTGGCGCAGAAGTTAAGTCAGTAGTAGGTTCAAACCTATCACCTGACGTATTCACAGGCCCAGTAGTTGTTACAGGTTCAATGTCAGCCTTGTTTGAAGATGCAGCAATCCTAGGTGACTTTGATGCTGAAACTGAAGCACCTTTGTATATTTACATGTTTGCTAATAGCTCTGCTAACAGCGACTTTGTAATTATCAAGTTGCCTAACATCAAGATTAACAGCGCAGACAAGAGTGCAGACGGTACAGCAATCAGCTTGGCAAGCAACTTCTCAGCAGGTGTTTTGGCTGATGGTTCTACTGTTAAAGAGCAGACAACTATTGCAATCGTGGATAGTTCATTGAGCTAATAGTGCAATATTGCACTATTGAATAAGTTTTATTAACAGGCTAGACAGGGTAACTGAGTTACCCTTTTAGTCTTTTCCAGGGGAAAGAAGATGGACTTAGCAAAGCTAGACCTAACAAAAGCAAGTAACGAAGGTGCATGGTATACATTAAAGCACCCTGCCACAGGCGAAGAACTGTCAGGCAAAATTAAGATTATCGGTAAGGATTCCACAAAGTTTACACAGCTTAGCGAAGAATTTAAGCGTAAAGCCTTAGAGGATATGAAATCTGCTAAGACAATGGCTCAACGCTTGGAATCTGCTCAAGAACAATCAGATGCAATCCTAGCGGCTTGTACGATTGACTGGGATGGGATGATGTTAGATGGCGAAGATGTGCCATTTACAGAATCTAATGTCAAAATGATTTATACAAGATTCCCTTGGATTAAAGAACAGATTGACACAGCGATAGCAGATAGATCAAATTTTTTGATACCCTGACGGAGCAGTTGTGCGACTTCTGTAAGTATTATTTGAAGATGCACACCGTTGATGATCAGGGTAATACAAAATACGATTTACTGACCAAGTTTAGCGAGAGGACAGGGAAGATGCACCCTGACCTTCAGCAACCTGAGATGGATGATTCTACGGTCTATCTGTGGAACTGGTTTATTGAACTCAATGCCCAAAGGACTAGCAATGGCTTTGGCGGTAATCCTATACAATTCGTAGACATTATGGCTTGGGCAAGATTGACTGATAGAAAGCCTACTACGTGGGAAGTTAAGACTTTACGCAAATTAGATATGGTTTGGCTTGCAGAACTCAGTAAAATAAAGGATAGTCAGAACTCAAGTAAGAAGATAAAATGAGCTAATGTATTTTTGGGGGCATCATGGCTGACAGTAACATCAAAATTGGCGTTAGTACCGAAGGCGTTGCTAAGGCAAAAACGGAACTTAATTCCGTTAAAGATGCAGGCGAACAGGTAGCGCAATCCACTGAAAAGATTAGTAAATCTAATCAAAACTTAAATCAGTCTTATAGAGGTGTTGGCGGTCAGCTACGTAATACATCCTATCAGTTACAAGACTTAATTGTACAAATACAAGGTGGAACATCTGTCACCACTGCATTAAGCCAACAGTTACCACAGTTGTTATCAGGCTTTGGTATGTTTGGAGTTATGGCTGGTGTGCTTGCAGCCGCTATGGGTATTGTGATTAATAACCTAGACCTTTTCTCTACTAAGACAGAAAAGGCAATGAAAGTACAAAAGACAGCCAATGATGAGTTGCGTAAGACCATTGATGTGTTTGATTTATTTGCGGAATCAACAAAGTTATTAAGCACAAGAACAGCCAACTACATTGAAGATTGGGTGGTTGCCTTTAGAAAAGGTAATGAAGAAGTTAAAAAAGGCATGCTTGAGCGTTTAGAAATACAAGCGACACTAGCAGATTTAGCTGCTCAAGAGGCAAGACAAAACCTTGCAAGTTTGTTAGTTAAGCGTGGATTGCTAGGACAAGAAGGTGCTGGTGCTAGTGACTTTAGTGGTATGGCAAAAGACATTGGCATTATGACTGCTGAAGATGCTGTACGTAAAGCAGAGGATTTTGCAAAGCGTATTGCTCAGTTAAGACGTGGAGATTTAGCTGGCGCAATGCAAGGTGGTGAAAAGCAAGAGAGTTTGACTATTAGCATTGAGCAACGCATACAAGCATTGCAATCAGAAGCCAAATACATTGGTGTATCAAATGCAGAGCGTGAGTATGGCGTGATGTTGGCTGAACTAGAGGCACAAGCTAAGCGTGCAGGCCTTGGCTTAGATAAACAACAAATAGAGTTGTTAAAGCAATTGGTCATGGAGCGTGACTCTGCTAGATCAATTGATAAATTAAACCAATATGTTGTAGAGCAACAAAAGAACATTGACCTAGTTAAGTTAGAAGGTCAAGCAGTAGGAATGAGTGCAAGACAGCATAAGCAATTGGTTGATGCACGTAACCTAGAAATGCAGATTGCCAAAGAAACACAAGGCATGCAACAAAAGGATGCACAGGCATACGCTGATACTGCACGCTCATTGTTCTTAGTTAAGCAAGCATTAGAAGATGTGAACTATGCCAACTCAAGAGCATTTGGCACAGGCGCAACTAATGCAATCAAAGATTACATGAAGGGCTTGGGCGATGCTGCCAAGGATGCTAATAACTTATTTAGCAATGCATTTAAAGGCATGGAAGATGCGATGGTAGATGCCTTTAGCACTGGCAAGCTATCCTTCAAGTCAATGATTGACACAATGATGGCTGACATTACTAGATTGATTATTCGTCAAGCCTTGTTAAAGCCACTATATCAATCCATGGGATTAACAGAAGGTGGCGGTGGATTTAATGTAGGATCATTGTTATCTGCTGGAGCATCATTGTTTGGGAATGTAGGAACAGCAGCAACTTATGGCACAAGTGTTGGTTCACAGCAAACTGCAATGTTGGCAGCGCAGGATGCAGGATTGCCATTCTTTGCAGATGGTACAAATAACATTCCTTACGATAACTATCCTGCTATCTTGCATAAAGGTGAGGCAGTTGTGCCTGCCAAGTACAATCCTGCTGTAGGTGGCATGGGTACTGGTAACATTACATACTCACCCACAATCAATATTGATTCTCGTACAGATGCAAATGAAGTAAGAGCATTGGTAGGTAGAGCAGTACAGCAAGGACAATTTGAATTGGTTGATAAAATCAATCGTGGACAAGTTAGGATTAGAACATGAGCATAATTAGTTTTCCTACAAACATTTGGATTACTCGCATGCGTTGGGAGCAGATGCGTATGGACTTAACGCACACAAGCCCTATGAGTGGAGCAAGCCAAGGTGTCGTTTATGGATTACCTAGATGGAAGGTAAATATTGAAATTGATCGCATGAATGAATCTGATACAGGTGCGGTCAAGGCATTATTGCTAAAGTTAAAAGGTCAAATAAATCAATTGGCTTTATGGGATATTGGTAGGCCTACACCAAAAGGCACAATTAGTGGATTCTTAACCTTAGGTTCAGCAGCAGATTTAGGCGATGATACTTTGACGATTAGTGGTGGCACAAATGGACAAACACTTAAAGCAGGTGATTGGCTAGGTGTTGGTGAAGGACAATATCAGCAAGTGGTAATGGTGACAGATGATGCGACTGTAAGCGGTGGCAGTATTACTGTAAACATTCAGCCACCATTGCGTTCTAATCATACTTTAGGCTCAGACGTTGTATATGATAAGCCTAAGGCATTATTTAGATTAGCCAACCCAAGACAGGGATGGGATTATGAAGGCGATAAGGTACAAGGATTTACGCTAGACTTAATTGAGGATTGGCAAGCATGATAGATGAAGGCTCAATCGGAACAAGATTAACTGATAGACAAATACCAATTCTTTACCTCATCAAGTTAGAGTTTGCTGATGGTGACGTATATTTTACTAATTGGTCACAGTCTATTGAGTGGGATGGTCAGGTGTGGCAGTCAATGAACATTACGCCTACTGTTTCCACAATGGAAGAATCATCTAACCTAGAGTCACAAGCTCTCAACATTTCTCTGAGTCCTGTATCTGCTGCAATGCTTTCTTTGGCGTTAGAGGATCCAAGCAATTATCGTGGATTGCCTGCTTCAATATATATGTGTGTATTAGATGATAACTTTAAGCCATTGGGTGATCCTATGTTGCGTTGGTATGGTTACATGGACACAATGACTATTGCTACAGATGTAGGCGATGATGGCGTTACTGGTGCAGTTAATCTAAAATGCGAAACTGGTATGCACGCTTTAAGAAGATTAAAAACGTATCGCATGAATAATGCTCAACAACAAGTTAGAGTGCCTGGCGATAAAGGGTTTGAATACGTAGAAAGATTAATAACTGAGCCTACTACTTGGTTATCTGTTCAGTTTCAAAGACAGGGATAAAAATGGGAAAGTTTTGGAAAGCAGCCACCAATATATTAAAAAACCCTGTACAGCTAATTACAATTGCTGCGGCAGCAGTTACAGGACAATGGTATGCGGTAGCTGCTATTGCTTCTTCTACATACGGCAATTATCAAACTCTCAAGATGGAAGAAAAGGCAAAAGAGCAAGCTCAAGCTGCTAAAGATGCCTATAACAATTCATTACAAGATAGAAAAATAAACGTATTAACAACTGAAGCACCATTTCAAGTTATTTATGGTGAGGCAAGAGTAGGCGGTGCAATTGCTGCTGTGTTGAAGTCAGGAGATAAAGACCAATATAGACATATTGTTGTAGTTCATGCTTGTCACGAAGTAGCTGAGATTAATACGATTTGGGTAGGTGATGAGTCATTAGGTACATTAGATGCCAATGGCAACTGTACTACTGGTAAATATGCTAATCAGGTAAGAGTTAAAAAACACTTAGGTACTGCAGCAGATCCTGCTGATGCTTCATTGATTGCTGAATGTGGTTCTTATTGGACTGCTGATCATTTATTGCGTGGCTTTGCTTACACAGTAGTTCGTATTGATTTAAATCAACAAGACTTTCAATCAGGTATTCCACAGATTAATGCTTTAATTAAGGGTAAGAAATTATACGATTTGCGTACAGGTGTGACTGCTTGGAGTGATAACCCTGCTTTATGTATTTATGATTATTTGACACAAGATTATGGCAGAGGTCAGCCAGCCACTAATCTAGTTGCACAATCATTTGTTGATGCAGCCAATGACTGCGATGAAACTATTAACGTAGGTAAGCGATACACTTGTAACGGTTCATTCAAGACAGACCAAGACCCTAAACAAGTATTGGATTCATTGTCAGATTCTATGTGTGGCTTTACTACTCAGTCAGGTGGATGGAATATTCATGCTGGCGTTTACAGAGAACCAGTTTTAGCTTTGACTGAAGATGATTTGGTTGGCGGTATCTCAGTGGCTCCTGGCTCATCATTAGCCGACTTGTTTAACTCAGTGAATGGTCAGTTCGTCAATCCTGATAAGGCTTATGCTGTTACTGATTACACACCTTACAGAAATTCTACATTTATTGCTGCAGATGGCGAAGAACTATACACAGACTTTACTTTGCATTACACCAATAGCAATCAACGCTGTCAGAATATTGCAAGAATTATTGTGGAGCGTGCAAGACAATCTTTAGTAATTGATATGCCATGTAATTTGAAAGCATGGCCATTACAGTGTGGCGATAGAGTTACTGTAACCAATAGCACATTTGGTTGGACTAATAAGGTATTTAGGGTAATTGATTGGTCATTTAATACAACTGCACCTGTAGCATTGACATTGCAAGAAGATGGTGCTGCTGTATATGATGAGTCTGATGAAGTAAGTCCTGACGCTTTCCCCAACACAGGATTGCCTGATGCTTTCTTTGCAGAGCCAGTAACAAACATTGCAACTAATCCTACAACTCAATTAGCTCAAGACGGTTCAGTTCAATTAGGTTTAGAAGTTACATGGGATGCACCAATTGTAGGTATTACGCCTAGATATGAAATTCAATGGATTCGTGGATCAGGTAACGTAGATTGGGGATTGATTACAGCCAATACTACAAGTACTGTTGATTATGGCTCAGTAACAAGTGCATCAACATTACAGCTAGATTATGGTTCAGTATCAGACGTAGTTCCTTCTGCTGAGACTAATTACAACTCACGATTTACTAGCTTAAATAGCTTTACGATTGCTCCAGTATTAGAGGATTTTGAATATTCAATCCGTATTCGTGCCATCAATCCTTTAGGCATATTGTCAGCATGGACAAATATTGGTGCTTTCACTCAAGGTGATACAACGCCACCTAGCGAAGTTGAAAACATTAATATATCTAGTGGATATAAGCAATTAACTATCTCATGGGATAACCCTAACGAATCAGATTTTGATTATGTAGAACTGTATAGAAACACAGTTAATAACAGATTAACTTCTAATCGTGCAGGTAATATTCGTGGCTCTATTTATGTAGACTCAGGCCTAGGAATTAATGCAACTTATTACTATTGGTTGCGTGCAGTAGATAGATCAGGCAATAGAAGTGATTGGTCTACTGTAGCATCAGGAACGACTGCGTTTATTGATTCAGACCAATTCTCACAAGAAGTTATGAATTTGTTTAGTGAAGCAGGTGCTTATGGTATTGAGCCAGTAGCAACTTTGCCTGCTTCAGGTGACTTTGTAGGACAGATTAAATATGATACGACAGTTAATAAACTATATCGTTGGACAGGTTCAGCGTGGTCGGATGATATTTTCTCAATCACAGCAGGATCAGTGGACTTGGCATCGTTTGCTGCTGGACTTGAGCCAGTATCTGTTGTTGCTGGTTTGCCTAGCCCAAGTGGATATGCAGGAGCTAAAGTTGTTCTTAACACTGTTGATGGAAAGATTTATAGATATTCTAGTGGCGCTTGGACTACCTCAGTATTAGCGGCTGATATTGCAGGTACTCTTGCAGCAGGTAATTTCTCTAACGATTTAAGACCTGTAGAGGTTGTAGCTACATTACCATCTTCAGGTAACTTTACAGGTAGAGTGGTTGTCTTAACTACTGATGGAAAGTTATATCGTTATACAGACACAGGATGGACTGCTGCTGTACCTACTAGCGATTTAAGCGGAACTATTAGTGCTGCTCAAATAGCTGCAAATGCCATTACCACAGATAAATTAGATGCTAACTCAGTAGTAGCAGGAAAAATTGCAGCAGGTGCTATTACTGCTGATAAATTAGCAGCTAACTCAGTTACAGCAGGTACGATTGCAGCAGGTGCTGTTAGTACAGATGCTTTAGCGGCCAATGTGATTACTGCTGATAAGATACAAACAGGTGCTATTCAAACAGATAAAATTGCAGCCAATGCTATTACAGGTGGATTAATTGCTGCGGCAGGCGTTATTACTTCAGCAGCACAAATTAATGATGCAGTAATTACTAATGCAAAAATTGCTAACGGTGCTATTACTACAGCTAAGATTCAAGATGCAGCTATTACATCCGCTAAAATTGCTAGTTTAAACTTGGTTGGCGAGGCTAACTTTGCTGTTAAGACTGGAACAAGTGGCGCTAGGATGGAAATGAATAATAGAGCAATTAAAATTTATGATGCTTCAGGAACGTTGCGTGTACAGATAGGAGATTTAACAGCATGAGTTTTGGTGCTATTGTTGATCTTCCTAATGGTTTACAGATTAATGATAATACAGTGCCATTTGCGTTAGCTGATATTGTTGAGCTAACAAGTGCAAATCAAACAGGAACCAAAACTTATACTGGATTTGAAGGTAGAACTATTATTCTTTATAAGATTATAAAATCAGTAGATTTCTTAAATGGTGCATTGGTTGCTAGTGTCCCTTATTTTCATACTGTTATTGTTTCAAATAATGGAGTGCCTGGAGTTGCACCTCGCATTGATTGGTCAGTAACTGCAACTGGTAATTTTTTAGCAGATAGCACACTTTATGTGGTGATGATATGAGTTATGGGTTTTTATTACGCAATGGCAATGGTCAAATTACTATTAGTGATATTCAATTTAATCCTGTTTATGTAGGTCAAGCTGTATTTCAACCACCAGCAGGTGCTTATGCTTTTACAACCGAAGGAATACCTTTTGTTGAAGGCACAGGAGTTGTGCTTACTTATTCTTATGGATTTTCTATTGGGGTTACAACAATAGCAAGATATAGAATTACTTACGCAACAGATAGAGGCAAGCCATTACCTTTTATTATTCAAGATGAAAGAATTGTTCATGGTGCATCAATTAATGCTATTAAAGAAATATCACAATCAGGTAGTAATACAACATGGGAAATTGTATTAAATATATGTAATTCAAGATCAAATGATGTTGCTGGTCAGCCTAGAGTAATTGTTTTTTCTTCATTGCCACCAAATGAATCTCCAAGTGGTTATGGAATGTATATTAAAGCCAGTGAACCTAGCGCATATGCTGGAAGGACTGCATTTAACTCAAATTATAAACATTTACTACCAAATCAAGTTTTTTCATACTCTACTTCAAATGTACAAACAGTAGTTTTTCCAAATACAACTGAGACATTTACTGTAACTAGCTATACTTCTACACAATTATTATCCAATATGCCTAGTTTACCAGCCTTTTTTTACCAACAAGACATATCAGATATAACTAATGCTCGTGGCAGTTTAAGGCACGTAAATACTGCTATTGGAAGAATTAGAGGTTCTTACTTTGAATCTACAGTTATGCAAATAAATTATGCTCGAACAGCCGATGTATATTACACAAAATCTAGGGGTAGTGAGCCGTTAATTATTATTGATGCAAGTAAATACTTATAAAATGGTAAAAATCATATAAAATAAGACAAAATGTAAGAGGTGAAAAATGACCACAGGTGTACAGAGACGCAGAGGAACCACAGTCCAACATAGCACTTTCACAGGCTTGGAAGGTGAGATTACCATTGATACTACCAAGGATACTGCCGTAGTCCATGATGGTTCTACTGTTGGTGGCCATCCTTTAGCTAGACAAGACCTTAGTAACGTTGATCCTACAGCATTATCTGCTTTAACAGGTGTAGGCACTGCTTCAGGCGATTTATTCCTAGTTTATGACGTATCAACTAGCTCCCTAAAGAAAATCACTAGAGATGAGCTAAATAACGCTATTGAGCAAGATGCCTTAGCCAATGTGACGATTACTGGTGGATCAATCAATGGTACAACTATTGGTGCGAGTACAGCTTCTACTGGTGCTTTCACTACACTATCAGCATCAGGAGCTTTCTCAGCCAATGGCGGTGCAACACTAGGAGATGCTAGTGGAGATGCTTTAACAATCAACTCTAGTGCAGTATCTATTCCTAATGGATTGAACTTTGATAGCAATACTTTTGTTATTGATGCTACTAATAACACAGTCGGTTTAGGTACTGCTAGTCCAGCACAAAGACTTCATGTTGTAGGAAATATTGGTTTAAATACAGGCATTGCTGCTGGTACTAATGGTTTTGGATTAGCTATTTATGCAAGCGATTTCCCGAGACTAACTTTAAGAAATAGTACAACTGGAGATACTACTGGCGATGGTTTGCAAGTATATATGGTTGGAAGTGATGTTAGTTATAACCTTATAGAGTCTGGTTATCAAAGATGGCTAACTGCTGATACAGAGCGTATGCGTATCACTAGTGCTGGTAATGTAGGTGTAGGCACTTCTAGTCCAGCAGCAACAAATAAGTTTCAAGTATCACAGACATCTACAACAGATGGTGCTACTGCTATTGTTGCTTCTTGTACAGGTGTAACAACTGGTGCTAATTATGGATTATATAGCTCTGTATCAGGTGCAACAGTAAGAAACTGGGGTTTATATGTTCAAGCTGGTGATGCTTATGTTGCTGGTAGTGTAGGTATTGGAACAACTAGTCCTAACTATTTGCTTTCTGTGCAAGCTAACTCTGTGCAGATGGGTATGTCACCTCAGTCTGGCATTGGTTATCTAGGTAATTACAGCAATGCACCTATAGGCTTTGTAGTAAACAACTCAGAGAAAATGAGATTGGATACATCAGGCAACCTAGGTCTTGGTGTTACTCCTAGTGCTTGGCAGACAACTAATTCAGTAAGAGCTTTAGAGTTTAATGCTGGCTCTGTATTTAGTTATGGTTCTGCAAGTATTAATCTTTATCAAAATGCTTATTTAGGTGCTTCAAATGCTATTTATTCTAGAACAGGGTTGGCAGCAGCTTATGCGGTAGATTTAGGTATTCACAAATGGTACAACGCACCATCAGGCACAGCTGGAAACACTATTAGCTTTACACAGGCAATGACACTAGATGCTAGTGGTAGATTGCTATTAAATACCACTAGTGCGAGAACTAATTTATTTGGTTCAGCTTCATCAGAATTCCAAGTAGAAGGCTTAACTGGTGACGAATCAAGAATATCTGCTATTAGAAATTCCACCACTACAGCAACAAATGGTGGCAGTATTGTTTTAGGGGCTTCCAAAGGAACAGTTTTAGGTTCTAATACAATCGTTGCTTCAGGAGATAGACTAGGAAGTGTACAGTTTTTGGGTGCAGATGGCACTGGACTTATAGAAGCGGCTAGTATAGCAACATTTGTAGACGGCACTCCTGGTGCTAACGATATGCCAGGTCGCTTAGTATTTAGTACTACAGCAGATGGAGCAGCTAGTCCAACAGAAAGAATGCGTCTAGACTCATCAGGCAACCTTGGCTTGGGAGTTACTCCTAGTGCTTGGGGTGGTTCATTCAAGGCTTTGCAAGTTGGTGCTGTTGGTTCTACTTATGTTTCTTCGGCTGGTGATGTTATTTTTGGCAGAAATACATACAACAACGGAACAAATAGCCTATATTTAACTAGTTCTTTTGCTAGTGCTTACGGCATGATTAGCGGTCAGCATCAATGGTACACAGCACCATCAGGCACAGCAGGAAACGCTATTACCTTTACACAGGCAATGACACTAGATGCTAGTGGTAAATTAGGTATTGGTACTTCTAGTCCACTCTTACCGCTTCATGTCGTTACTACTGGAACAAGCACATCTGCTTTTGGTAATGCAATCTCAACATTCAGGTCTGGTGCTGCTGGTAGAGATGCAAGTATTCAATTTAGCGATGGAACTAATACTGGAAACATAGGTCAATTAAGCGGTAACTTACTACTAGGTACTGGTGGTAATGAGCGTATGCGTATTGATAGCTCTGGTAATGTAGGTATTGGTACAAGTAGTCCAACTAACTTTGGTAGCGCCTTCAAAATGTTGGCAATCCAAGGTTCAGATTATGGTGTTATTCAAGCAATATCAAGCTCTGGTTCAACAACTCTTGAAATGATGGGAGCTAGTGGAATAGGTTATGTAGGAACTCGTACAAATCATCCAGTTGCTTTTAGAACCAATGATACAGAACGCATGAGAATAGATAGCTCTGGTAGAGTTGGTATAAATCAAACACCAACCACAAGACAATTTAGCGTAACTCAAAACACAGCATCAAATTATGCTGGAGAATTTATACAATTAAGTGCAACTGGTCATGCTATTGCAGCATCATGTAATAGTAGCGATACAGTAGGTAGATTTTTTGATGGATATTCATCTTCAGCTACAGCAACTAGAATAGTTATTTATACCAACGGCAATGTGGTTAATCAAAATAACAGTTATGGTGCTATTTCTGACATTAAACTTAAAGAAAATATTGTTGATGCCACACCAAAGCTAGAAAAATTAAATCAAGTTCGTGTTGTTAATTACAACTTAATTGGCGAAGAACAAAAGCAACTTGGTGTTATTGCCCAAGAACTTGAACAGATTTTCCCAAGCATGATTGATGAAAGTCCTGATTTTGACAGAGATGGTAACGACCTTGGGACAACTACAAAACAAGTTAAATATTCTGTATTTGTACCAATGCTCATCAAGGCAATTCAAGAACAACAAGCCATCATTACAGACCTTAAATCACGCATTGAAACATTGGAGAAAAAATGAACTTAATCATTAATCAACTAGACCGCAACACAGATGGTGACATCGTAACTACCATCCATTATTCCGCTATCAAACAAGATGGCGAATTCACAGCATCATCTTATGGCTCAGTCGGTGTTGAAGTAGGCGATACAGTCATTCCTTTTGCAAGCCTAACCGAAGAAGTAGTTAAGACTTGGTTAGCTGAAAAGCTAGACTTAGAAGCTATGGAAGCTAGTCTTGATGCACAATTAGCAGAACTACAAGCACCAAAGGTAGCCTCTGGTTTGCCTTGGTAAGATTTTTTAACTAGTAAGGAGAACGACATGGGCGAAAAACAAACCAAACCCATTACGATTGACGGTGTTGAGTACGATACAAATGACTTTACAGATGAGCAAGTACTATTAACTAATCACTGTTTAGATCTTGATCGCAAGATTGGTTCTACACAGTTTCAGTTACAGCAACTACAAGTCGGTAAGGATTCATTTCTAAAGTTACTAAAAGATTCACTAACTAAGGACAAAGCGGAGTAAGAAATGAGCGAAGCCACAATCAGCCAAACAGAAGCAAGACTAAGCACACATGAAGAAGTTTGTGCGTTTAGATATGAAACAATTAATGCTCGTCTTAAACGATTAGAGCAGATTTTGATGGCAGCTTGTGGCTTCATCATAGCCATTCTTATAGGGATTGCACTCAAATTATGAGAGAAATATTAACTATATGGGCTTGTTTAATTGGATTGGCTTTTGCATATTCTGCTAAGGCTCAACCTATCATTACTGAATCCACTAATAAATCAGAGACTACAGTAAAGTCTCCACCACCTTCAGCAATATCCCCTAATATCACCACAATTAATAGCAAGAACTGTTCTACAGGTGTATCAGGTGCAGTGCAGACACAGATTCTTGGCATCTCTATGGGTGGCACAACAAGAGATTTAAACTGCGAATTAGTCGTATTGTCAGAGTCTTTGTACTTTCAGCAAATGAAAGCCCCTGCTACGACACTTCTTTGCCAAAACCATAAAGTATGGTGGGCAATGTGGGATGCAGGAGTTTACTGCCCAATTGAAGGCAAGTTCGGTATCAATGCTAAGGAATACTACGAAAGCAATACTGGGCTTATGCCAAAACGGCCAAAGATAGAATGAAAAAGTTATTGTGCATTATTGCACTATTGTGCAGTTTTGCACATGCACAAATAATTGAGCATCAAATAAGTGATGATGGATATGTCAGAGTTCCACTTCAGTTTGCATTTCCTTACTATGGTCGTGTCTTTACTGAATCTTATATGTTCAGCAATGGTGTTGTTGGCTTCCTCAATCCGACAAATAGTTGGTGTTGTTCAGGATTTGACCTAAGAACTAACAACGGAACACCATTTAATTTTGCAATCATGCCTTTGCAGACTGATCTTCTTAACTATTCAGGTCGGTTTTTAACTGAAGGCACTCCACAATATCAGCGATATGTTTGGGAAAACATTTCAGAGTTCGGTAGGCCTGAGAATTTAAATACCTTTGGCGTTGAGATTAGACCTAGTGGGTATATTGG